TGATGCTAATTTTAAAGGAGGAGTAGGCTCTGATGGAGTTTATTTAGATGAAGTGCTTTATCATCCAGAGCTATTTAAAGTTTATCCTGAACTTAGAAATACACCTCTTGGTTGGTATAGAAATCCTGATTTAAGTGATAGAGCAGTTTATCAATCTGATACTGGACAAATACTTATCAATATAAATTATTATGAAGCATTTGGTTTTTCTCCAAATAAAGAAGATATTCTTGGGAATATACTACATGAAACTCAACACGCCATTCAACATGATGCTTATAAAAAAGTTGGTGGTAATTTACTAGCAACTAAATCGCCTACTAAAGGTTATCTTTATGAATTTGAAGCTATTCTTGAAGAACAAATAGAGCTAAATAAAGATTTACTTAAATCAAAAAGTTCTTCATTGACAAAAGAAGAAAAAGAAATACTAGAAAATGCTATATTTTTAGACCAGTTTAAATTAGATAGTTTTAGATCAAAACTTTCATATAATCCCTATAAGATTGATCCAAAAACAAAAAAACCATACAATGAACGAGCAGAGTTTGTACGTTCGTATGGTGCAGATATTGTAGAGCTTGAAGCAAGAAGTACTGTAAAAAGAAGACTAGACAGTATGGAAAAAAGATTTTTAGAAAGTCCTTTTAGAACTATGAGTAATTCATTTCAAGATTTAGGATACTCAGGTTTTGATGTTTTAATGGAATTAACTAAAAATGTAGATGGAACTATTAATTATAAAGCGTATAATAGAACTAAAGAAGTTATTGTTGATAAATTAAAATCTGCTATAGATAAAAAATTTCCTAACCTTTCTGATACAAAAAAACAAAGTATGCTAGAAGAAAATTTTTATAATATTTTATATGAAAGTAAATCTAGTGCAAAAGAATTTGCACTTAAAAGTGAAATACCAGAAGTTAATGATTTAAGTAGACAATTATTTACACAACTTAAAAAACAAGTAGAAAAAGCAAAAGGTAAAACTTTTTCAAATCAAGAGTTTGTAACATTTTATGATAATTTATTTAAAGGAAAAAATCCTGATGCTGTAAATATAAATGTTTCTATTGAAGAGCAAACACCTTTTGATAATTTTTATTCGCCAAATGATTCTATATTAAGACAGATAGATACGGATGAATCAGTTGTTCCAACATCTAGTATAAGTGGTTCTAAAGATACTCCTTTTACAGTTACTAAAGAAGGCAACCGACTTAGTTATGATTTTACTAACTCAGCACCTAAAGAAGCTCTAGAGGCTTACAAAAAAGCTAAAGGTTTAAAAGCTCTGCAAGAGTCACAATTTGGTGGTTTTGTTTCTATGGTTGATCAGATACATATACCAACAGGAACAAGAATACCTGCAAATTCTTCAATACGAGGATATAAACCTGATTTTAAAAATGCACCGGGAATACCAGATTTAGATCCAGAAACTGCAGAAAAAGTGCTTACTGGTAAAATAACTTTAGATGAAGCAAGAAAAGAACTTGTACGCAAAAATTTAAAAGTGGTAGATAAAGAAATGATTTCTGTATTTCCTAAACCTGCAAAATTATTTCCTGAAGGTCAGTCACCAGATGCTGCAGGAGATTACATAAACCCTGTTACTAACGAAAGTTTGTCAGGTAAAAATGTTTCTTCAGCTTCTATAAAATTAACATCTACAGGAAAAGCTGATTTTAAAGTTTCAAATGATAATGTTGATACTGTTGGTTCAGAAGGTAAAGGTAAGACATTAATAAGAACAAATTTGTTTGCTAAAAATAAAGGTTGGAAATGGGTTGATGCTCCTAAACAATATGAAAATATAACTAAAATTATATCAGTTGAAAAAAGTGGTAAGCATTATTATACTGTTGAGACAGACTTTTCTAAAGGTGTTAACTTAACAAAATATCCAGAAAAACCAACACAACCAAAACTTAGACCCACTGTTAAAGGAGAACTTGAGTTTGGTAATCAAATAGGAACAATATCTGTAAGAGGAAAAGAGCATCCTGTTTTTGAAAAAATTACAACATTTAATGAAGGTGGTTTAAGTAGTAGTGCCAATTGAATTAAGAAATAAAACAAACTTTGTAGTTAAAGAAACTGGTAGACCTGTCTTTGAGTTAGATGGTGAAAATGTTTCTGAAAAATCTGCTACAATTAAAGTAGATGATTTTTATGTTAATCTGCCTTCAATACATGGTAATATGAAATACAGTGAAGATGAACTTTACGATATGTTAATGAACAACGAAATAAAAGCAACAAGTGTTCATAAAAAACATAGTGATGCAATTGAAGCTGCAAAAGAAAGAAGTAAAAATTTAACAATCATAGAACGTAATGATAAAAATAAAGGTGGGATGATGGAACAACAAATGAGCCTGTTTGATGAAGGTGGAATGAAAGATGATGGACTAGATCGTGATCCTGTCAGTGGCAATGAAATACCTCCGGGATCATTAGCTAAAGAAGTTCGTGATGATATACCTGCACAATTAAGTGAAGGTGAATA